ATTTCCTTATAATCTAGCTCTCAATACGCATAGGAAGAGTGGCAGAGCGGTTGAATGCACCAGTCTTGAAAACTGGCGAGGATGAAAGTCCTCCGTGAGTTCGAATCTCACCTCTTCCGCCATACATGACAGCAGAGCCCCTAACCATGGGGCTCTTTGTTTTTGGGGCCCCTCTACCCACCACTCTACCCACCAGCAAAACATTGCATAGATTTAGATTCAATTTGACTTAGATGCTTGGGAAACTTCCCTGCAACGCATGGCAAGATACTCGTAGATATTAAATGAAAGCAAGTTCTCGGCACCGTTAATAGCTGGAATATCCCCATAGCTCAAAAAAGCATTTTCGAGCCTCTCAGGGCCTATAAATGAATTGATGGGAGATTGAAGAAAGTTGTCCACAATTTTCTTGCACGCCTCGATTGCGTCATCCAGCTTGTCAAACTCCCCAACGCGTACCCAGGGGCTCACCTTGCTCCTTCTTAAATCGCTGTAAACATCGACGCTAAATGGTTTTGATAAGTTTATTTCTTCCATAGCGAACCCCTGAGTTTTCCGTAGGATTATTAGCTTACCCTCAGGGGATGCCCATCTTTCAATTGGTGGATTGTGCGGATCGCTCTCGAAGAAATTCTTGCACTTGCTCAATCGTCCAAAACGAAGACCTTCCAATTTTGATTGGTTTAGGAAACTCACCTTTCTGAACCATCAACCAAAACTTAGATTTAGAAACGGGCATCACCTTCAATATTTGAGGAATTCTCATCAAAGTAATTGGTGGGATTTGGGGGCTTGATTGACTCATCGCCGTCTCCTTAGCGCGCACGCTTTAAGTTTTTACGATAAACCTGCAATGCCATCTTTGCAGAACTCATTTTTGTGTATCCATAAGATCGATACAAACCATACAAACGAAATGCCACCATTAAATTCATCTCCTGTTGTGTTGTTGTAAGTGAATCTGTGTGCTACTGAAGTGCAATGTAGTCAATGAAATTTTGGTGGTCAATCGAATATCAATACCCACGTTGCAAGCACAAATTATTTTTTGACTACAAAAAAATATTTATTCATAGAAGTGATAAAGGCCATATAAATAAATAGCTACAGACTTGTCAGAAGAGTCTGATAATGAAAAGAGATTAGTGGACGCACTTAGATCAATCAGTACTTCAAATAAAGAAAATTATTCTCACGAAAATCTCAAACATGGATTACAGCAAATTGATGAATAAATAAATTAAAGAAAAATTCAGAAAAAACGCGTTTGACGATACGCTTTCCGATTGTTAGATTCATCCCTTGCAAAAAAATATTGAACGCAAGAAAAAGAACTACACGGAGATAGATTGAGATGAATTACTATGAGCATCACATTGGAGATTACGCCGAAGCAACTGCGCATCTTACATTCATAGAGGATGCAACTTATAGCCGTCTCATCAGAAAGTACTACGCCACAGAAAAACCGCTGCCGATCGATGTAAAGCTCGTGCAAAGATTGATCAACGCACGATCAAAAGAAGAAAAAAATGCAGTTGTATCTGTCCTCAATGAATTTTTTACTCTTACTGATGATGGCTGGAGACAAGAGCGTTGTGATCACGAGATAGCCCGCTTCAAAGACAAGCAACTTAAAGCCAGGCGGAGCGCAGAAGGTAGGTGGCAATCATTTCCCTCAGATGAATCTCAGTCAGAAACTACCCTCAAGAATGGATGCGTTCGCAATGCGAACGCAATGCGAACGCATTGCTCACCAGACACCAAACACCAGTCACCAGTAACCAATCTCCATACACCAGGCAAACAAAACAATGGGGGTGAAAAAGAAAAAATTCCCCAAGAATCGACAGCGCTAACCGACGATGGAAAAGTTTTCCAGGCTCGCATCGAAAAAAGCAAACGCTTTGCAGCCATGATCAGCAGGGAGGGCAGAGCCATTGCTGTAGACGACTACCGCATACAGGACATCGTCAATCTCGCGGTATCAGAAGCCGAGGTAGCAGAAGCTATCGCCACAGCCAAGGAAACGCGTTTGAAAGTCTCAAACCCAACCCCCATCAATGTGGGCTATGTTCTGGCAATACTCAAAGGGGCGCGCAAAAAGACGGAAGCTACTAGCGCAGAAGAAGATTCCTGGTGGAAAACCAATGAAGGCATAGATGCCAAAGGCAGGGAGCTGGCGATGAAGGCCCAGGGCTCTGAAAGCTATGACTCCTTTAAAACCCGAATCTTTGCTGAACTTCGTAAACGTCAAGAGGCATCCAGTGCTAATTAATCAAACCTTTGCAGGCGTCATAGACCGTCTAGACATGGAAGACTTTCAAATTGGGTCAAAGGTGATGACCCCAAGTGGGCGCGTGGGCACCGTCGTAAAACATCGAGGAGCCCAAAGCCGGCATGACCTATTCCAAAGAGTCATCATCGAGTTTGATGAGCCTATTGGTGATTCAGTTGCATTACAACCCCATCTTTTGAAGCTCATCAAAGATCCAAGCTCAATCCCATGATTGAAAACAATCAAAAGAAATCAAATAAGCCGGCTTCAGGAAAAACCAAGGGTGGGGCAAGGCCTGGCTCAGGTCGCAAGGAGGGTAGCTTGACTAAACGAACCCGAGAGATTGCTGAAGTGGCTGCTGCCCAAGGCATTACACCCCTTGAAGTCATGATGAGCGCGATGATGGCGCTTTATAAGGAGGCGGCTAATTGCAGTCGCGAAATTAATAAGCATGATGACCATGGTGATAAGGCTGATGAACATGATGATGGTCATGACACCATGATCACTGAGAACCGTATCAAGCTGCTGAACATGGCTGCCACCATAGCCAGACATGCTGCGCCCTATGTACATCCACGCCTTTCGGCAATTGAGCACACCGGTAAAGACGGCGCACCTCTACAAAGTGGGGTCTTGGTGGTACCTAGTGTCATGAGCATAGATGAGTGGGAACTAGCCGCTCAGCCAAAACACTAATGCATTAAAAAAACCAATGAAAACAATCTGGGCACCATTGCCTGGTAGCCAAACTTTGTTTTTGACATGTCCTGTCTACGAGGTATTGCTTGAGGGCACTAGAGGAGGGGGCAAGACCGATACCTTGCTCATGAGTTATGCCCAGCATGTAGGTAGAGGGTTTGGAGATCATTGGCGCGGTACGCTATTTCGCCTGACCTACCCACAATTAGCAGACGTGGTGGCTAAGAGCAAACGTTGGTTCTATCAAATTTTCCCGGGTGCCAAGTTCAATGAATCAGACTATGTATGGAAGTGGCCCACGGGCGAGATGCTGTACTTTCGTTATGGGGCCAATGAAGACGACTACTGGAATTACCATGGCCATGAATACCCATGGCTAGGATTTGAAGAACTCACTAACTGGCGAAACCTTTCTTTCTACGAAGCCATGCATTCCACATGTCGGTCATCTCATCCCGGAATGCCTAGAATGGTGAGAGCTACCTGCAATCCATTCGGAATGGGTCATGCCTCTGTGAAGGAGCGATTTCAGATTGGAGCAATACCGGCAGGACAGATCATCAAGCAAGAGGGTGCACTGCCTAGGGTAAGAATTCATTCAACGATTTATGAGAACACCCATCTCCTAAAAAACGACCCCAACTACCTGATGAGCCTAGAGTCACTAAGTGATCCAAACAGACGTAGAGCTTGGCTAGAAGGTGATTGGGATATCCACGTGGGAAGTTTCTTGGAAGGCGTGTGGCAACCCTCTAAACACGTTGTAGAACCTTTCGCAATTCCACCGACATGGAAGGTATGGCGCTCTATGGATTGGGGATATGCCAGGCCATATGCCATTTACTGGTTTGCTTTATCTAACGATGGAGTCTATTACCTTTGGCGAGAGCTTTATGGATATGGAGAGAAAGAAAACACCGGCACTAGAGAAGACGCAACTGCAGTTGCTGAGAAGATTAAGAAGATCGAAATTCACGACCAACGCCTTGGATATGAATACCGTATGAACTTAGCTGATCCATCCATATTCTCGAAGATAGGAGCAGAGCGATCCATTGGTCAGATCTTTAGGGATAAAGGCGTGAAATGGACTGAAGCTTATAACGCCCCAAAAAGTAGGGTAAACGGAGCTCAAGAAATTATTCGGCTGTTAGCTGAAGATAGACTCAAGATCTTCTCAACCTGTAAGCATTGGCTCAGAACCATCCCTCAATTGCCACCAGACTCATTAAACCCTGAAGATGTGGATACTGATGCTGAGGATCATGCCTGGGATGCAACGAGGTATGGGGTGATGAGGGCGCGCAGGGCTAATGAGATTTCCAATTAAGGGGGGCGCAGTCATTTCGCCTCTTAATTACGATACTTCAAATGACATTTTCTATATTTATTGACTATCAGTAATGGTGGGGGCTTTAATAAGAGTGTTTTTATATGACAGCGGTATTTTTTGTTTTTAGTGATGAATCAGTTTATGAAGTTATTATTCCTCCTAAA